AATTCGTCTTTCCAGTCCGATTGTCTTGCCTCTAGCAATTTGCCCTGGTATTCTGCTTGACCGTCGGCCATACGCTTTGCATGCATGTGTTGTGCATCAGCCATGGCCATCTTAGTCTCTTGACGCTTCTTAAATATGTGCGTTCCGGCCTGTAAAGCTACTTTTGCTAAACCAAACCAAGCCATTAGTATGCTTTAGAGTTTCTTTTCTTTTCTGCCAACATTCTTTTCTGACCGCCAACTGGCATTTCAGGTTTTCCTGTAGCAATATAATTAAAAGCTTGGTCGGCAGTAGTTTTAGATCTAGGATCTACTTCAATACTTTGTTCTGCAACCTTAACTTCTTTTATTTTATCTAGTTTTTGCATTTTTTTGCTCCTTTTTATTAATTATCGTCTATCATAACTTGCGCTTGTTGTACACCAGTCTTCGCAAGGCTTACTCCAGCACGTAATTTTGCTAAATCTTCGTTTTGTTCAAGTTTATCTTCGGCGATTTGACCTGCTTGAACTAATTTTGCTCTGTTTAAGTCCATTTGAGCCATGTCAGAGTCTTTTTTACGTTGATTTTCCATTGCACGAAGGTCAACTTCTCTAGATTTTAGTTTTAAAAGAGGATCAGAGTCAAATTGTGACGTAATTTCTTTTTCTTCTTTAGCAAAATCAGTTGTCATCTCTGCAATTAACACAGATTTTCTTGCTTCAACGTCTTGACTTATTTTTTGAAGCTGTTGAACAGCCATTGGATCTTGTTGAGCTTGAACCTGTAACACTTGAGCTTGTCTTAATTCTTCTGCAAACTCTAATTCTACCTGTTCTTGCGCCATCAGACTAATATGTTCTAAAATATTTTTTTGTATTGCAGCCATAATCGGTGGATTGTTTCTAACCATGTTAGTTGACATGAAAGTTAGGTGAGCTGTTATGTGTGCTTGGTGATCTTGACCTCTAAACGCTTGAAAAGGTTTGCCTCCAAGGGCACTTATGTGTTCTAAACTTGGGTCCATTGGTTGAACAGGGGCTGGTGGAGGTAAAACTTGATCTATATCTTTTACACCAAGGGCTTCATACATTTTTCTATACGCTCCATATAGATTATGTATCTGTGGGTTAGACGTTGCAAGTTGTAACTCGGTCTGTGCCATTGTAATTCTTTGTGCCATAGAAAATATGTTAGGATCTGCAACAGGTAGAATGTCTACTCTATCATCAAAATCCATTTGTTTTATTTCTCTTGAAGCACCAACAACATCGTACGGATAAACTGGTGGTAAATAAGTTTTAAATACTTTTGCTAATAATTTAAATTCTGATCTCATTGCTGTGTACAATCTTTTATGTATCGCAGACATAACTCTTGAACCACGCTCTAGTAATGCAACTGTTGTACCAACAGCTGCTTGTTGATTACCATCACCTACTTGCATATCAGCAATTGCTGCAAATCTTTGACCTGCTCCAACTACTATGCCCATTAATTGTAATAGTGTTTGTGATGGTTCTTTGTATGGTAGTGGAAAGAAAGCTTCTCTTAAATTACCACCTGGTGCATCTACATCTTTAAACTCACCTGGTTGTATTGGAGCTGCTTCATCTCTAACTCTTACACCTCTCTGTTTAAATCCTGCAGGTAAATTAGATAATGTTCCTGCGTCTAGCAATTGACGGAGAGCCGCCGTTGCGGTACGGCTCAATCCGCCAATCATGTGAATTAATCCAAAGCCATAAAATCCTAGACCTGGTAGAAATTTGAAGTGAACAAAATATTGAATTTTATTTCTCTTTGGATCTGTTGGTTCATAGTTACGTCTAACGGATAGAACTTGTTTTGAACCTTCATCCACTGTAACTATGTATGGTAATTTTATTCCTGTAGGATTTAATTCATCGTCTTTATCTTCAAACCCTTCAAGATCTAAATTTACATGACACTCTAATAAATTATAAACAGATTCTTGTCTGCCAACTTTTTTTGTGCCATCTAATTCTTTTTCTTTTTTTTCTACTTCATCTTTAGTTGTATTACTAGGTGGGCCTAAATCTACATCAGAGTAAAAACCATTAACTTGTTGTTTTCTTAAATCGTTCTCTGAAATTTTTATTGTGTGAATTATTGCTTCTGCATCTGTTAAAGAAGTTGCATCGTATGGTACAACTAGATCATCAGCAGGAACAAATTTAGATACAGCTCTTCCTAATAAATCATCGTAATAAACTTTTTTAAATGTGGATCCTGCAAGTGGTAGATGAAATAACATTTGGTCAAACTCTGGTTCATACTCTTCCATTTTTTCCATCAACTCATAGTTCATGTAATTCTTAACACGTTGTGCTTGTGACTCTTTTGTTTGATCGGGCTTGCCCACTATTTGTGTTCTTACAGGTCCCTCAGCAGGTAATAATTCTTTGTAAGCTCCGGCTTGAAATTGTGTTACTGCTTCTGCTAGTACAGGGTGTGTTGCGCCGCTCGCTCCTTGAAAAGGTTCTGTTCTGTTTTCATATTTAAATCCTAAAAGATCTAAACCTGTTGTATAAGATTGTTCCCAATCTCTTCTAGAGGATTTGTAGTCTTGATAATTTTGAGCTAACTCATTTCCTATTGGTTCTAAAACATCATCTGGTAATAGTTCTGCTAAGTTATCAAAGTGACCGGGTGTGCCCTCTATGTTAACTTTGCTTGGATCAAAGTTTACTTCTACACTACCATCCTCTAACGGATTTACTTCTACTCCAGGGTCAGCAGCTTGTTCTGCTTTTTCTTGTTGAATTTCTATCTCTTCTTGAGGATCAACCTCGATAGATGTTTTTACGTTTGGTAACGTTTTGTCTATATCTGCCATTTGTATTCTCCAGGTTAGCTGTTTTAACTTGTTTTAAGGGAACATTCAACCCTTGTGGATTAGGCCCTCGTTTAGGGGGTATTGTTCTAGTTAATTTTTTGATCATTTTCTAAAGTCTGTAATATTGTCTTCAAAGATAGTTCCTTCTTGAATTGTCTCTTCAGACACACCTTCTTCAACATCTTTTAATTTACCTTCTTGATCTGTAAAACCTGTATTCTCTTCATATTCATCTGGAACTTTTTTACCACCTGTTGTTTCATCTGCTTGACCTGGTTTAAAAGACATATACTCTTCAGAAACTATTCCTTCTCCATAACGTTCGTCATAACCCATATTTTTTTTTGAAATTTGTATTTGTCCTGTATCGAGATCTTCTGTTAACTCATAGTCTTTGTATTGTATAACTTTTTCTCTCTCTTTTGTTGCATATCGAGTAGTTACATCATCACCTAAATTTTGTATTTTTTGAACTAAATTAAAAAAATATGCAGGGGCTGTTGAAGCTCCAGTTGCGGTTTCTGCAGCAGCCTTAGTTGCAACAGGAGCAGCAACATCTCCTCCAATACCTAAAAGTTTAGCCATAGCAACTGTTGCACCAGCACCAGTCATAGCTAAAAACTCTCTTCTGTTCATACCTTTGCTACTTAAAACTTCATCAACTTCTTTTTCTAATAAATCTTTTGTAACATTATCTTTTGGTAAACCTCTGTCTTTTGCATACGCTCTTAACAATTTAAGACCAGGAAATATTGGTGCTCCAACTTCTATACCAAGACCAACTGTGTCTGCTAAAATTTTTGGACCAACTGTAGATCTTCTGTCTTTTTGTTTTTGTTCTTCTTTTTCTATAAGTTCTGCTAAACCAGATGCTTTTTCTATTCCTGTTGGTGTTATGTTTTTTAAAAAATTCATAAACAAACCTTGTCCTTCTATATTTGTTGGAGGTATTTCATCGTAATCTCTAACGTAATAATTACCTCCGCCAGTAACTTTAAAAGCTGGTTTTGTTATAAGGTCACTTGCAAGTTCACCTAATGCAGGAAGTAATCTTCCAGCAAACTCGCCCACACGAATACCTGATCTTAATAATACATCTGCATAGTATGGAATATTTCTTGGATCAATTATATCGTTTACAAGTTCTATGGGATTCATAGTTTCTTTATAAGTTTGTGCTTTTGGTAACTCTGTTTCTGGATTTAAAAAATAAAATTCTAATTCTTTTGCAAAAGTATCATCAGCTCCAGCTGCACCACCACCATTAAAATCTACTCTTGGCATTGAAGATAACTCTATAGGTCCTCCGTCAGCTTTAGTTACTTTTCCTAAACCCTCTCTTTCTGCCATACCCATAACTTCAGATGTTCCAAATTCTAATTTTTCAATAAAATCATTAATAATTTCTTGAGGAAAATTTGCACCTCTTGGTCCATAAAATTCTTTAATTTGTAAAATTTTTTGATCAATTATATTTTGACCAAACTCTTCTTTTTCTCCTAAAGTTAAATCACTGTAACTGGTTGCATTTGGATTTATAAGATCTATGTTTCCTATTATAAATCTTTTATCAACTCCTGACATGTCAACGTTAAAATTTTCTGCTGTAAGTTTCTCTCCCACTTTAGGAACTTTAAGATTTAATTTACCAATCACCTCTTTATGAAAAGGCAAATCGTCTACTGCTTCACCAGCTTTTTCAACAACACTGTTGAAGTAATTATCTAATTCTTTAGAAAGTTTAGTTAAAGTTTTAAAACTATTTTTAGTAGTTTCTTTGCCAAAATATTTATCTACTTCTTTTAATATTTTTTCTACTTTTCCAGAGGTTCTCATTAAAGTATCATAATTAATTTCTTTACTCTGCCATGTTTGGTTTTGTATATTAAAAATTTTTTTAGCAAGCTCTGGATTATTTAACATTTTAATTTTTTCAGTTAATGCAACTGGCACAGGATTGTGTCCAAATTCTGCAACAGAGTTTGGTAAATACAAATCTTCGTTTAACAAAGTTCGTGTAAAAGATTTATTAATTTGAGATTGTAAATTTATATAATCAGCACCCTCTATTTTTTTTCTTACATTAAGATTCTCAGTGCTTTTCTTTTTTAAACTTCCACTGTAACTTCTAGATTCATAATTTCTCATTTTATTTTTAGAGTAATCTTTTAATGCATCAATAACTTCTTGACCTATAAATCCTTTTCTACCACCAGGTAGATCTTTATATTCTAATCCTTGGTCTTGTAATAGTTCCATAAAAAAATTATCTTTTCTTTTATCTACATCTCTTGTGACACCAACAATATCTTGTAATTCTTTTCTATTATAAACTTTATTTAAATCTAATTTTAATTCTTTAACTCTATTGTCTAAAACATTAGGACTTGTTCTTAATGTATTTGTTAAAGCATTTAAATCTAAAGGGACTTTAGATTGAGGGATATTAGATTCTAGTGATATACCCGCCGCATCAAATTTAAAACCTTTTCTTTTAGCAGCGTTTACAATTTGTGTATAAACATTATTTAATTGTTTTTTATCTGTAACACCTGTTAAGTCAGAAACCGTTTTTTTTAAATTACCCCCATATTGTTCTTTGGAAAGTTTATTTATATTTTCAAAAAAACCCTCTCTGCCATATTCCCTGTTTTGTACAGCTTCTTTTAAAAGCTCTAAACCAATGGTTTCTGTAAAATCTGGTCCTTTAGATGGTGGCTTACCACTTCCTGGAGTTTTATCTTCTGATGGTATTAGATCTTTTTGATCTTCTTCATCCTTACTAAAAAATATATCAGAAAGTCTTTTAGCTCCAAGACTAATACCTGCAGGTAAAATAAATCCTCCAGGAACATCTAATGGTTTAAATTCATCTGACATAATATCAGTCCCTCTTTCTGGAAACACAGGATTAAGAGTCATAACGTTTGTACCAGCTTGTAAATTAACTCTACCACCCGTAGCATTTGGTTTTCTAAATGTTACATCAAAGTCTTCTAACGTTTCTGCAGGAAGTTCTTTACCTTCTATAATATCGTAACGTCTTGGTCTTAAAAAACTATCAGGTGCTTGATCCATTTCTGTTGTTGCATCAGCCATCAAAACTTCATTTGATTGAAATTTATTACCACCCTCTGTTTTTTTCTCAGGGTTTTCTCGATTAAATCTATTAAATAATTCTATTTCTTGAACATCTGGTCTTTCAGACGGCTGTGGTGCTTCGCTTGCCCTAAACACACCAGGTATGTCTAGAAGTTTTCCT